AAGAAACTTAACTATAAACTTGGGGAGGGCTTCGGCTCTCCCCTTTTTTTCTTTATAAATAGTTATATGTCAACTGCACTAGAAAGACAACCAGATAAGTTAGATTATCTTAGCCCAACTCAATTTCGTTTTGGTATTAACCAATTACCGAAGGTTGAGTTTTTCACAACTGCTGCAAATATTCCCGGCATCAATCTGGGTGACGCTGTGTTTGAAACTCCGTTTAAATCCATACCAGTTATGGGTGATAAACTGACATATGAACAATTAACTATTAGTTTTATAGTTGACGAGTTTTTAGAAAACTATAGGTCATTACATGAGTGGATGACTGCTATAGGATTTCCAAAAGATAGAAAGCAGTTTAGAGATTTTAGATCAAATACATCAACTACACCTAGTGTATCTATATCTAATCCGTCAGCCGAAAGGGTTGGAAAATCAACTCCAGCAAATGCATTATTTTCTGATGCGAACTTAATAATATTATCAAATAAAAATAATGCAATTATTCAAGTTGATTTTCAGAACATGTATCCCGTATCTCTTAGTGCATTGCAATTTAGTCAAGAGGGTACAGATGTTCAATATATAACAGCGAGTGCGACATTCTCATATCAGATATATGAATTTACTACATTGTAAAGGAAATAAATGGTGAAACAGTGATAATAAATCATAATCATAAATATGTTTTTGTTGCAGTAATGAAGACAGGATCAAATGCTGCGGCTCATACATTAAATAAATATTCCAAATGTAGCGCAAATCATTCTGTTTTAGATGATGGTTATAAATTTACTCATTTCATATCACCGCCAATATTAGAAAAGCTCTCTAGTATTAATGTACCAAGTAAAATTAACTTTCATGTTAAATCTTCTACCATAAAGGACCATTTTGAAAATGAGGGTTGGAATTTTGAAAATTATTTTAAATTTGGTTTTGTAAGAAATCCTTGGGACAGAGCAGTTTCAGGTTATTCATTTTCAAAATTTTCATCAAAGGGGGGTTCTTTTAAAATATGGTTAGAACATTTCTTAAATAAAAATATGTTTGCTGAACCAACCAATTTGCCGCAATCGGAATGTTTGACTGATGTGGATTATGTGGCAAGGTTTGAAAATTATGATGAGGAGATTACAAACATATTTGCAAAAATAGGTTTACCTCTGGAAAATATAAAGAAATATCATACCAACAAAACAAACCATAAACCATATTGGGAATATTATGATAATGAAGATATTATTAGAGTTGAAAATTGGTTTAAGAAAGATATTGAAATATATAAATATAAGTTTGGAGAATAAATGGACAAGTTAAGTGAACTACAGGCAGAAGCCAAAGAAGACATTATTATAATAGATGATGAAGACCTACACCAACAATCTTATAAAAATCAAATCATCAAACCAAAATGGTTGGACTATAAGTCCAAATATAAACTTATGATGTTTCAGTGCAAAGCTGAACATAAAAGGTTGTATCGCCAAAAATGGGAATATTACGGCGGCAAATCTGATGCAAAGATTTATGCTGCAAAACCTTTTGATCTCAAAGTTCTAAAGACAGACCTTCAAATGTATATCAATTCTGACGATGAGATTATTGAGATTGAGAAAAAAATTGTATACTATGAAACAATCGTAGAGTTTATAGACGGCATAATAAAGTCCATAGATAATAGAGGGTGGGATATTCGTACTGCCGCAGATTGGAAGAAGTTTATTGCCGGAGGTTTTTGATGAGAAAGTGGATTGGTTATTATGATGATGTTATTTCTGGTAGTCAAATAGAAGGTATTTATAATTATCCTTGGGACTGGAATCCATCAACATATTCTAGTCATAAAGGACAAAACCACAATAGCGAAGAACGAGTTAGAATGGATGAGGTTTGGGTTAGAGAAGAAAACAGACCTTATCCAGTTTTGAAAGATGCCGTATTAAAGTCTATGAGATTTTATGGAGAAGAACATGAACACTTTGCTTGCATCCATCATACTGACTTTCGTATTAACAAGTATGGTGTTAATGGTTTTATGTCCTCACATATTGACAACATACACCATTCTCATGGTCAAAAATATGGATACCCCCAAGTCTCGGTTCTCTTGTTTTTAAATGATAATTATGAAGGGGGAGAGATTATTGTTGCAGAAAATAAATACAAACCCAAAGCCGGTTCTGCAATAATTTTCCCTTCAAACTTTATGTTTCCACATGAAGTAACAACGGTAACAAAGGGTGAAAGGTGGAGTGTAATATCATGGTTGATGTAAAAAATTATATTGGTTATTATGAAAATATTATTGATAGTGCAATGTGTAAAGAAATCATTGAAAGTAATTGGGATTGGCGTGCAAGAACAGATCAGCCACCAGACGCAAATGCATCAGCTTTTATTGGCGGTAATGCTAGTGAAACTAGAGCGGACTTCGATGAAGATTGGCTTGATGTTCATCATGAATATCATAACTTATATCAAGCTTTAAAAGAATCACGTTCCAAGGTAGCTGATCTTTATAAAAAAGAACATGAAACATTTAATGTTACACATCATACTGATTTTCGTATTGGTAGATATGATACTGGTGGTTATGTGATTGAGCATTGTGATCTTCGTTATAAACCACATAAGGATGCAAATAATTCTCCTGAGAATTCATCGTGGGAACGACTAGCTACAACTGAAAGATGGGGTTATCCACAGGTTTCAATTTTTATGTTTCCTAATGATGATTATGAAGGAGGAGAACTTATTGTTGCTGGTAATGAAATTCATTATACAGCTGGTTCTGCAATAATTTTCCCTTCTACCTTCATGTTTCCTCATGAGATTAAACCAGTAACAAAAGGAGAAAGGTGGAGTGTAATATCGTGGTTAATGTAATAAAACACGAAATATTTCCAACGGTAGTGTATCAGTTTAATTGTGGTTTTAATGATCTCAATGCACTTGATGTAACACAAATGGATACTTACATTTTAGCAAATGAAAATGAAGATATGGTGAATCAATCTAAAGATGGATTACAGAATCTATCTACATTTAGAAAATTGGTAGATATTATTCATGAACAGAATGAGAAATATTTAAATGATTTAAAATACAAGTTTGATAAAATAGAAATTACAAGCATGTGGTCAAATCATCTAAAGCCTAATCAATCACACCCACCACATACACATTCCAACAACTTACTCTCTGGAGTATTTTATCTTCATTCTGAATTTCCAGCATCACCAATTCAATTCTTTGATCCTAGAGTTCAATCAAGTGTCCTTGCTCCAAGAAAAGAATCAAACAAGTATAACTCAAATATGGTTCAGTTCAATTGTTTGCCCTGCACTGGATATATTTTTCCGGCATGGCTACAACATTGGGTTCCTCCAACTCCTGTAGACAGAATTAGTGTATCTTGGAATATTATTGTTAGGGGTGAGTATGGGGAAGTCGGAACTTTCCAAAATGCTAATATCTAAAAAGAGCGAAGTATATCTAAGCTTGTCTGATGTTGAACCATCCGTAGCTGCTGAACTCAATGATTTTTTTACCTTTGAAGTTCCCGGTTTCAAATACATGCCTGCATACAGAAGCAAGATGTGGGATGGAAAAATCAGATTGTACAATATTGTCACAGGTGAGATATATGTTGGACTTCTCCCCTATATAGAAGAGTACCTTAAAAATAATGGTGGAAATTATGAACTGGAAACCGGAGTTAGAAGTGAACGCACAGTGGCCGGAAGTGTGGTGCAAGGATTTATACGAGGGCTTAGACCAACCCTTGATGGAAAACGGATTGAAGTACGAGATTATCAAATTGATGCCATTGCCCATGCTATTGCCACAAATCGTTCTTTGCTTATTTCTCCTACTGCTTCCGGCAAGTCACTAATAATATACTGTCTCATTCGTTACTACCAGATGATGGAACTAAAAACTTTAATTTTGGTTCCAACAACTTCGCTTGTCGAACAGATGTATAAAGACTTTGAAGATTATGGGTGGAGTTCTGAAACATACTGTCAAAAAATATATCAAGGTCATGATAAAAAAGTAACAAAGGATGTTGTAATATCCACTTGGCAATCTATTCACAGAATGCCTAGACAATATTTTAGACAGTTTGGTGCAGTGTTTGGTGATGAAGCACACTTGTTTAAAGCAAAGTCACTTACAGGTATTATGACAAAACTCGACACTTGCAAATATCGTTTTGGATTAACAGGGACTCTTGATGATACACAGACACACAGATTAGTATTGGAAGGGTTATTTGGTAAAGTAAGATATGTAATAACCACTAAAGAATTAATTGACAATAAAACTTTAGCAGACTTAAAAATTAAATGTATAATTTTAAAATATCCTGATGAGGATAGACAAATAGTAAAGGACTTTGAGTATGCGGCAGAATTGGAATACATCGTCACTAAGGTTGAAAGGAATATTTTTCTATGCAACCTTGTGGGTTATTGCAATGGTAACACTCTCTGCCTTTTCCAATTCGTAGAGAAGCATGGTGAACCTCTTTATAATTTAATTAAAGATAAATATAAAGACAGAAAGGTTTTCTTTGTATACGGTGGTGTTAATACAGACACCAGAGAAGAAATACGGGAGATTGTAGAAAATGAAAAAGATGCCATCATTGTTGCGAGTTATGGGACTTTTAGCACTGGTATTAACATTCGTAACATTCACAACATCGTGTTCTCAAGCCCCTCAAAAAGCAAAATCAGGGTGCTTCAGTCACTGGGGCGGGGTTTGCGGCAACAAGGGGGTGACAAGACGTTACGGCTATACGATATCGCCGACGATCTCTCCCTCGATTCTAAACTCAATTTCACTTTGAGACATTTTAAAGAACGTATAAATATATATGATGACCAACAATTTGATTATGAAATTAAAAGGATAAACTTAAAATGAATTTAGATTCTTATAAAGTTTTGAAATTGTCTAACGGCGAAATGATTGTGTGTGAACTAAACGCTCACGATGATATGATGTACGACATTATGAATCCATTAAAAATGGATGTTGTTCCAATACAGAACCGAATAGGTGAAGTGGGGGAAACTTTGAACTTGACGCCTTGGATGCATCATTTTACAGACCAAAAGTATTTCAATATAGATAAGAGTCAGTGTATCTTGATAGCTGATGCCTCCGTAGGATTATCAAAGTATTATGAATACGTGATGCTTAGAATTGATGCTGATTGGGATAACAGTGTTAACCTGATTCCAGAAGAAGATATGGATGAAGAGGTATATGATGACCTTCTAAGAGAAGCTAAAGTAGATTCTAAACTCATTCATTGAAGACTCCACATAGTAATAATAGACAAATTTTGACCCTTTGTCAAGTCCCCTTATGGGTCTTGACAATTATATTCTATTAGTGTATTATTAGTATAATGATAATTGAGAGGAGTTTAAATGGCAAAGAAAAAAAGTATTCATTATGTCGATAATAAAGAATTTTTACGAGCAATGATTGAGTGGCGTGAAGGATATGACCTTGCTGAAAAGAATGAAATCCAAACGCCACCTGTTACAGATTATATTGGTGAGTGTTTTCTAAAAATTGCTACTCACCTATCTTACAAACCAAACTTTATTAATTATACATACAGAGAAGATATGATTTCTGATGGTATTGAAAACTGTTTGCAATATGTTAAAAACTTTAATCCAGAAAAATCTAATAATCCTTTTGCGTACTTTACACAAATAATCTATTATGCTTTTCTTAGACGAATTGCGAAAGAGAAAAAGCAAAGTCATGTAAGAAACAAAATGATTGAGCGAGATGCATACGATTCATTTACTACAATGGAAGGAGATGATTCTTCTTATTATGTTGAAGGGATTGATACAAAATTGTTTTTACCGGAAGAAGATGTTTATAAACCAAAGAAAAAAGAACCAGCAAAGAAAAAAGGGTTAGAAATTTTTATGGAGGATAGTGATGGAAAGTCCGTATCCTAATTTAACTTTTACTTTTATGAACTTCTTTCTACTCAACTTTAAAGACCTAAAAGAAAAAACACTTCTTGAAATTGGTTCTGGAGAATCAACTGCTTTTTGGTCAAGTCATTTTAAATCAGTGTATAGTTACGAGAATGATCCACAATGGGCATCCATGGATGTAGCTGAAAATGTAGATTTGGTTTTATATAATCCCACAACTATATTTGATGATGATTTATTTAAACATAGAGTCAGCACTAGTGATTTTATTATTGTAGATAATAATCCAAAGGTTTTGTCAAGAGAATTATTTTGTAAGTTTGTGGAGAAACATCAAAAAAGTAACAGCCAAGTCATTCTCGATAATGGCACATGGAACTTAGATGCGTATAATTTTATGTTGGGTAAATATTTCTGTATGGATTTTCCTGGCAAAAACAAAGGTAAAGGGACAAC